CTCAGAGAGTTTTCGTAGTGAACTGGATGAAATGATATTGATCCATAACTTCACACCTGGCAAGATAAATCCTGGTCTGAATGATATGCAAGATAATTTGATGTACAAAAACATGTGTCCTTTCCCAGATACTGAGATACCATTAGTCATTCAAAGTCCTGGCGGTATCAAAGGATTACATTATAGTTTCAATACTGTAACAGGCATCAAAGGTATGAGTGATCAAGATGCAGAGTTGGTGTTGTCAGAGATAAGGAAAGGATTAGAACCATATGCATACGATCATTGGTACAAAGAAGATGGAGATCTCCTACTATTTGATAACAGTATTGTACAACACAGAAGACTAGGTGCTATCAGTGATAGACTGTGTTACAGGTATGCCTATGATTATACAAACATACAACCCGAACCATATCGACCATACTTTCAAAAATCCTTTCATAGAGAATACCTAAATAAGTCAGAGATAATATTATCATGTCACCTATAAAATGGTTTGCGGCTGTATTAGGATTAGCAGTGGGTGTGACTCACATTGGTATGATCGGAATGGTTAGCAGACGAAATAACGATAAACTACCAGACCTAGACATACCTGTAGGTCCTTATACTTCTTATGTTGTTCAAGCAGATAAAGAAGGATATAAGATAAGTTACAAAGCGAATGATCCCAAGACAGCATACATCACTAAGGACATCAAAGAGAAGGGTGGTTTCTTAGGACTTGCAAATAACACAACTAAGGTTGCTGAAGAATACTTCATGGATGGTCAGACTAATCAGGGTGCACCAGTATCTAATGCAAGATCATGGATTGCACCTCTTGATCAATTTGTTCAGAATAACCCAGAACTATCAGCAAAAGACCTTGCCTGTATCAAGGCAGTCGGAAGTGCAGAAGGAACTGGTAGACTAGTTGGAACTAGCGTTGGTGCTGCTGCTGCTCCTGCTGTGTCATCTATTCCTTTTGTGGGTTGGGTTGCAGCTGGTTGGATAGCAATGTTCGGAGGAGAACAGGGTGCTAACATAGGTGGCAACATGGCTGAAGACTTAAACAAAAACTGCTAATGGCATACGACGGAACCTTATTTTCTCCTAAGAATAAAAACTTTCTCTCTCCTGTAGGGTTTAAGTTTATTATTGGTAGGACACCTAATGTAGATTATTTTTGTCAGTCTGCACAGATACCACAAGTTGAGATTGGTGTAAGAGAGATTCCTACACCAGTTAAAGACTATTCTGTGCCTGGCGACAAGATGACCTTTGGTGATTTGAATCTAAGGTTCTTAGTTAACGAAGACATGGACAACTACTTTGAAATATACAAGTGGTTGAAAGGTCTTACCAATCCAAAAGCACAAGCAAATTTTCAAAAGTATATCAACACCGTCGATGAGAAAGGTAGATCCTCACAGTTTATGAAGACTATGAGTGATGCAAGACTACTAGTTCTCAACAGCAACTACAATAGTATCGCGACGATAAATTTTTATAATATATTCCCAACATCATTGACAACACTGGAGTTTGATGCGTCAGCAACTGACATCAACTACTTTACAGCAGAGGTCAATTTCCGCTATACTATATACGAGATCACTGATAAAGACCAAAGTATTGTATGAATCTAGAAACCTTGAATGATATGTGGGCAAAGGATGCTCCTTTAGATGATGAAAAACTAGACCACGACTCATTATCCATACCAAAATTACATGCTAAATATTTAAGACTTTACAATAACTTTACTACCCTTCGGGATCAGGCAGAGTTAGAAGTAAAGCGTACTTACCGTGACAGGTGGGAATACTATACAGGGAAATCGGAAAAACCTTTTCCAGTTAAACTGATCAAAACAGATGTACCAGTATATCTGGAAGCAGATCAAGAATATCAAAAAAGTGTCCTTAAGGCAAAGTATTTAAACCAGATGGTCGATGCAATCAAGACCATTCTCTCGGCAATCAACAACCGTTCTTTTCATATAAAGAATGCGGTTGAGTTCGCCAAGTTCCTTAAAGGATATGAAATCTAATGTATTCATTCAGAAAAAGAATGAAGTTTATTTGACAGTAGAATGCGAACCTCATGTTCAGCATGAGTTAGCAGACCAATTTACCTTTGAGGTGCCAGCTGCGAAATTTATGTCAGCATACAAAAAGAGGTATTGGGATGGAAAAATCAAACTCTTCAGTCCTGCTACAGGTGAGATATATGTTGGTCTTCTACCTTACATTATTGCATTTTGCGAAGAGAAAGGATACGAGGTTATCCATAGAGACAATGAATACTATGGTCTTCCATCAGAGATGGATGAATTCGTTACCCCTCAAGGAATAGGAGATTACATAGAAACTCTCAGACTACCGCATAAGGTCAGGGACTACCAGTATAAAGGAATATACGAAGCACTCAGACACAAAAGAAAACTATTACTGTCTCCTACTGGTTCTGGTAAGTCCTTAATGATCTATGCACTCACTAGATTCTGGACACTCAAAAATTTAAAAACACTTATAGTAGTTCCTACTACATCTCTGGTAGAACAGATGTATAAGGACTTCAAGGACTATGGATGGGATGTAAAGACTCATTGCCATAGAGTCCGTGGTGGTATAGAACCATCTACTGACAAGGATGTAACAATAACCACATGGCAGTCAGTATATAAACTACCAAGACAGTTCTTTGAAGACTTCGGTGCTATCATAGGTGACGAAGCACATCTATTCAAAGCAAAGTCTTTGACTAGTATCATGAATAAGTTGTATGATTGTAAATACCGCGTTGGTTTTACAGGTACTCTGGATGGCACAGAAACAAATCGCTTAGTGCTCGAAGGTGTATTTGGCACGGTCAATAAGGTTACTAAGACAGAAAAACTTATTAAGGATGGGCACCTTTCTAAATTTCAGATAAAAGTATTAATACTAAAACATAAGATAAAACCATTTGATACCTACCAAGAGGAAATGGATTATCTTGTAGAGCATAAGCAAAGAAATAAGTTCATACGTAACCTAGTTTGTGATCTGTCTGGTAATACACTCGTCCTGTTCAACTACGTTGAACGGCATGGTATGCCACTTCATGAGTTAATAAATAACAAGGTAGGGGATAACCGTAAAGTCTTTCTCGTACATGGTGGTATAGATACTGAGGACCGTGAACTAGCAAGACAGATCGCAGAGACTACAACTGATTCAATTATAGTGGCGTCTTATGGGACTTTCAGCACTGGTATTAATATTAGGAATTTACATAATGTTGTCTTTGCATCGCCTAGTAAAAGCAAGATAAGAAACTTACAATCAATTGGTAGGGTTCTTAGAACTAGCACAAACAAAACAAAAGCAACTCTTTATGACATAGCAGATGATATGTCTAAGGGTCGCAAAAACAATTACACACTTAATCATCTGGTTGAAAGAGTTAAAATATACAATGAAGAAAACTTTGATTATGAATTCATTGATGTCCCAATCAAGGAGAGTCATGGATAAAACAGAATTTTTAGCAGCAATCAAATTAGTATCAGGAGAGGAACTACTCTCTATGGTGACATCTGTGCACGACGAGAATGGCGACTATTTAATTGTAGAGAACCCTATAGAGGTAGAAGAGGTAATGCTTCCTAACAAACAAGCAGGAGCAAAGGTACAACCTTGGATGAAGTTCTCTAGAGAAGAACAATTTGTTATACCTAAAGATAAAATTATTACAATCGTAGAGGTAGCAGAGGAAGTTGCGGTCTTTTACCACATGTCTCTAAGGAAACTTAACACTGACTTTATAACTGACGCTAAGGGGAAGATCTCTACCGTTGATGAAGCTCGTATCAAACTCGATAAGATCTTTAAAAAAGGTTCTTAAATGTCCCTTGAATTCGCACACTCATAGTGTAATGCTTTTTTGACATCTTGTCAACCCCCCGCTTGACAGCAGGGTTTTTTTGTTATAAAATATAAACATACCGAAGCAAATAGATGAAACGTAAGAGAGTAGTATCGGAGCATTATGTAAACAATAAAGAGTTTTTAGAAGCATTAGTAGTTTTTAAAGCAAAGTGTCTTGCTGCGAAAGAAGCAGGAGAACAGCGTCCCCAGATCTCTAATTACATAGGAGAATGTTTTTTAAAGATAGCAACACATCTATCATACAAACCAAACTTTGTCAATTACATGTTCCGTGAGGACATGATATGTGATGGCATTGAAAATTGTGTGCAATACATAGAAAACTTTAATCCAGAGAAGTCTAAGAACCCATTTGCTTATTTTACTCAGATCATTTATTATGCTTTCCTTAGAAGAATACAAAAAGAGAAACGTCAATTGGAAATTAAGAATAAGATATTAGATAAGTCAGGATATGAGGTTGCCTTCCATACAGATGACAAGTCAGGTTCCTCTGATTATAATACAATTAAGGAGAATGTGCAGATAAAAATTAAATGACATATCCAATTACAATTGTTGATGATTTCTTTGAGGATCCCGATGCCATTGTGGAGATGGCAAATGAATTAAAATATTACACTCCTAACACAGGAAACTGGCCAGGCACAAGAACTAAGAATTTGCACATAGAAGAACCTAGATTTTTTAGATACTTTGGGTCTAAACTTCATCTTTTGTTTTATGAGTCAGTTCCAGACTATTGGAATTTACAATGCCACTTTCAATTAATACATCCTTTTTGCAAAGACAAGTATGATAATAAAAATCGTGGATGGATACATCAAGACATTGACACATGGTTTGGTGGTATAGTATACTTGTCACCCGACCCAGAACCAGATACAGGAACCTCTGTATACAAAGTAACTAAAGGATACTCTCATCAATTACCAGAGGAAATTCAACTTAAAGAAAAACTTTACAGGAGCGAATCATTAGATGACAAAGAATATGAACAGGCATATAATAAAATGAGAAATCAATTTGAAGAGACAGTAAGTATAGCAAATGTTTACAATAGATTTGTTATGTTCAATGGTAAGACACATCATGGTGTACAAACTTTTGGGTCATCTCCTAGACTTACATTAAACTTTTTTGGTATGGCACAGCATGGTAAATTACCACCACTATTGAGAGCAAGATGAAGATAGCAATAATAACGGATCAACACTTTGGTGCAAGGAAATCTAGTCGTGTCTTCCATGATTTCTTTAACAAGTTTTACAAAAATGTATTCTTTCCTACACTAAAAAAACGCGGGATCGACACAGTATTAGACCTAGGAGATACCTATGACAATCGTAGGACTCTAGATCTATGGGCAGCAAACTGGAGTAAGACAGAATACTTTGATAAGTTAAGAGACATGGGCATCACAGTTCATTCTCTTGTAGGTAATCACACAGCATATTTTAAAGACACAAATGACGTTAACACTCTTGATGGTATTGTTGGCGAGTATAATAATATTCATATCTACGATAAGGCAACAGAGGTAAAGATAGGTGGATTGCCTATCCTATTCATACCTTGGATTAATCAACAGAACTCAGAAGAAACTTATGCATTGATTGAAAAATCTAAATGTCCTGTAGCAATGGGTCATCTAGAACTCAATGGTTTTGAAGCACATCGTGGTTACATCATGGATCATGGTGACAGCACAGCACCGTACAGACATTTTGAAAAAGTATTCTCAGGTCACTTTCATCGCAAGAGCACTAGAGGTAACATATCATACCTAGGTAATCCATACCAGATCTATTGGAATGATTATAGAGACGCACGTGGGTTTCATATTTTTGATACTGTCACCTTGGAACTTGAGTTTATAAAGAATCCGTACGAAATATATGAGAAGATATATTATCATGAGGACAATATACAAACAGGTATGTTTAAATACCATGAGTATTCTCAGAAATTTATCAAGATTATTGTAGAAAAGAAAACTGATACAGATAAATTTGAAAGATTTATTAGTCAGTTGTATGCTGCAGGAGTGCATGAGATCAAAGTTATTGAAGATCCATCTTTTGAACAAGATCTAAATGAAGAGATAGATATAGAGAAAGAAGATACTCTAACAATATTAGAGAGATACGTTGATGACATGGAGCACTCAGATAAACCCGCACTCAAAAATATTCTCAAGTCATTATATGTGGAGGCATTGGAGTTAGTATGATGTATATCCTTGCAGTTACAGGCAAAGAGAAGGAAGGTGCCTATGCTGTTGATGAGAATGATAAACGTAAAGTTTACATGTTCCTTGACAAAGACGACGCAGTACGCTATGCTGGCCTTCTGGAAGCTGATGACTTTCCAGATATGTCAGTTGTAGAAGTCAATGATCAAGAGATCATAGAAGCTTGTGTTAAACATGGACATGAATATTATGTTGTCACTCCTGATGATATAGTAATTCCTCCTAGATAATTTTTGTCTGAATGATTATTTTTAAAACTGTACGTTGGAAGAACTTTCTTTCAACTGGTAATGTGTTTAGTGAGATACAGTTAGATACAAGTCCTGCTACATTGATAGTCGGAGCAAATGGTGCGGGTAAATCCACATTTTTGGATGCCATGTGCTATGCGTTATTCGACAAACCTTTTCGTAAGATAACCAAAGGGCAATTGGTTAATGCTGTGAATGAAAAGGAGTTACTTGTTGAGTTAGAATTTAGTATAGGTTCACGTGAATATATGGTACGCAGAGGGAGAAAACCTAATGTGTTTGAAATCTATCTCAATGATACAAAAACTAAGGAAGAGGCATCTATCTTAGAACAGCAAAAATATCTGGAACAAAGTATTCTGGGGTTGAATTATAAATCATTTACTCAGGTGGTGGTCTTAGGATCATCTTGCTTTGTTCCATTTATGCAACTTAATCCACCTAATCGCAGAGAAGTTATAGAAGATCTTTTAGACATTCGTATTTTCTCAACTATGAATGGTATTCTAAAAGAACGTTGTAAAGGTATTAGAGAAAACATCAGAGAGGTAGAGTATCAATTTGATCTAGCAAAGAATAAAGTAGAGACACAACAAGCATTGATAGATCATCTTAAAGAACAATCAAATGCAAACACTACAAGACGTAAGACAGAGATTAAAAACATTGAGAAAGAAATACAAGATATTACAATTGTTGTAGATAAAGATCTTGACTTGTCTAAATCATATGAAGAGTCCCTAGTGGAATATCAAACGGTTGATAGTGATTTGTCACAACTCCGTATCTATGAAAGTAGATTTAAAGACAAACAAAAAACATTTAAAAAAGAGTACAAATTTTTTGAGACCAATGAACATTGTCCGACTTGTCAGCAAACAATCACAGAAGAACTTAGAACTAATAAGAAATCTGGAATTACTGATCAACTCAAGGAAGTTGAAGAAGCAACAGAAAAACTCAGAGGAGAGTTAGATGATATTCTAGTAAAGATATCTGAGAAGAATGATATTGTAAAAGAGTTATCACGTTGTCAACAAGCAATCTCAGAATCACAGAGAGAAATAGAATATCGTAAACGTCAGATAAAAGCAATAGAAAAGAAGATAGATGAATCCACAGGTAGTGGTAGTAGTTTGAAACAAGAAAAAGATAAACTAAAAACATTAGCAAAAGATGGACTTAAGGTAGAGGAATCCCTACTTGACGAAAAGAAAGTTCGTGATAACTACAACACGGTTACAAACATGTTGCGTGATACAGGAATAAAGTCTACAATCATAAAGAAGTATCTTCCTGTAATGAATCAACTTATCAACAGGTATCTTAAAGAACTAGATTTCTATGTCTCTTTTGAACTTGATGAGAATTTCATGGAGACTATTAAATCTAGATTTAGAGATGAGTTTTCATACGCATCTTTTTCAGAAGGAGAGAAGATGAGAATCGACCTCGCACTACTATTCACTTGGAGAACTATTGCCAAGATGAAGAACAGTGCCAATACTAATCTCCTTATCTTAGATGAAATTTTTGATAGTAGTTTAGATACATCTGGAACCGATGACTTCCTCAAGATTTTACACACAGTATCTGACAATACTAATGTGTTTGTCATCTCACATAAAACAGAATCCTTACAGGATAAGTTTGCATCTACCTTACGTGTAGAGAAAAAACAAAACTTCTCAGTTATATCTAAGGAAGAATGAATAACC